AGTATCTGTTGCTGAATCTGCTACGACATTATCTTGCCCACTAACGGCTATCGTCTTGAATGCTTCACTCGCACCTGACGATGCGGCTGCTGCTATCGTAACTGCTCCACCTGATTCTGATATTGTGATATTGCTACCTGCTGTAAAAGCAAGAGTTTCGTTTGAAGCAAGAGTGTTGCCACCAGCAGTGACTGGTCTGAAGGTATTCGTATCAGATACAGAATTAGTGATTGTTACTGCACCACCGCTTTCAGAGATAGTGATTCCAGTTCCGGCAGTAAAGGCTAGGGTTTCTCCGTTTGCTAATGTGTTACCGCCAGCAGTTACAGTTCTAGGTGCAGTCAGATAAGATTGCAAATCACTGATTTGTGATTCAGTTATTGAAAGAGCAGCCTGATGCTGTGTGACGTTACTCTCTGCTACTCTTGCATCTGCAAATGTACCTGATGTTATCTTACTCGTAGCAAGATTTGGTATATCGCTTGCTGAAAGTCCATCATCGAGTATGTTTATTTCCGCTAGTGAAGCAGTGATACCTAGATTGGTCAGAGCGTTTCCTTGTTGTGTAGAGTTTAGTCCTTGGTTACTAACATCAACTCTCAGTCTGTTTCCTAGTGAAGTAGCAGTTGTTGTAGAGAAGGAGGCATCGTCACCAAGAGCAGCAGCAAGTTCGTTTAAGGTATTGAGAGCAGATGGTGCTGAGTCTACAAGTGATGCAAGTTCATTATCCACATATGCCTTTACCGACTGTTGACTAGCAGCAGCAGTAGCACTGTTAGAACTCATGTTATCTTGGTCTAGAAGAGTTAACTGTGTATTGGTATCAGTTGAGGCAATAGTGACTGCTCCTCCGCTTTCTGTTATTGTCACATTAGAACCAGCAGTGAAGGCTAATGTCTCTGAACCTCCTAATGTATTACCACCTGCTGTCACAGTTCGGAATGTGTTTGTATCTGCTGTCATGTCATCTACGACTAAATCAATAGTCCCATCTCCGTCCTCATAGGTTGCAGATATCCTAGTCTCTGTATTGGAAGTGAACATAGCACCGACAATATCCTGCACTTGTTCGGTGGTTAGTTGGGTATCAGAAAGAGAAATAGTACCGTTACTAGAGGGAATCGTAAGGTCACTAATCACATTGTTATCGCTACCAACAAAAGATAGAGTTGCTCCACTTGATGCTGCTGCTCCGGTTGTTACTCTAAGGTTAGTAGTAGTTGCTCCAACTAGTTGAACACTGTTAGCAAGCGTCTTATCTCCTGTGGCGTTCAAGTCTATTGTTCCATCACTATCCTCATATGTTGCCGAGATACCTGTCTCTGTATTAGAGGAAAACATTCCTCCAACTATATCTTGAACGTTCTCAGTAGTGAGAATAGTATCAGTGGTGAATGTAAGGTTGCTCTGCATGTAAGATTGTAGCACACTGACATCCATTCTCTTCAATGTACCAGCATCACTGAGAACCAATTCATCAGTAGAAGCAAGTCCACTTGTCAGTGCTGTTTGTCCTGTGATATCTCCTACAACGAAGTTAGATGCTCCTGAAGTAACGAAGTTTTGTGCGGCTATGTAATCGAAAACCGCATCACCAGTGACTAGGTTAGCATTACCATCAGCGACTGAGCCAGTTGTTGCGGCTATCGTGGAATCGAATGACAAAGTACCATCATCATTGATTGTAATTGTCTTAGTAGAGTTATCAGCACCAGTGACTTCTATCTTTGGTTTTGCACTCTGTCCTGTGTTTGGTGTAATTAGAATGTCCTTATCTGAGTTAGCCATTAGTATTCAACCTCCATCTTTCCGACATCCTTTCTCTCACCGTGTATTATGTAGAAGCAGTCAATGCCCTCATCTGCTGCATTAGCCACGAACACTTGGTTGTCTTCTATCTTTTCTACGAAGAGCATTTGGAAATCGCCGTTTGGAGTCAATTGTACTGTTATTGTATCTTCATCGACTAGTTCTGTCCAATACTCAGGAAGTTGTATTACATCTCCTTCTAATCTGCCTCTATGATACACCCCATGTTCCGGCCCTTCAAGAGAACCATGTTGTAGTGTCTTTCCTTCTTTTGTTGGATGTGGAATTACGAAAGACTTGGTTGTAGCACCGAATGAGCCATTGACTTGTAGTTTGAATCCCGGTGAGGTTGTTCCAATACCTACTCTTGTATTCGTGGAGTCAACGTGTAATGCATCCGTATCAACTGTCATGTCCCCTGATACAGTAAGTGAAGATAGTGTTCCAACGCTTGTTATTCCTGATTGTGCTGCATCTACATTTAGTGTATCGCCACTTAATGTCAATCCAGTTCCAGCAGTTAGGTTAGTATCATCCGAGATGTCTATTGGGTCTACTGTAATTGCCTGACCACTGATACTCAGATAGTTTCCACTACCTGTGAGTGTGACGTTAGTGGAGTTATCTGTTCCAGCCGCATCAACACCTAATGCAGTTCTTGCGGCAGATGCTGAAGTAGCCCCAGTTCCTCCCAGTGAGAGAGGCACAGTTCCAGCAGTGATTGCCTGTCCTGATAAACTGAGATAGTTGTTTGATACAGTCGCAAGAGTCACATTCGTTGAGTTGTCTGTTCCTGCGACATCCACATTCAAGTTAGTTCTAGCATTAGATTGCTGTGTTCCACTAAGTCCCTGTGAAGCGGTATCTACTCTGAGTCTATTACCTAATGCAGTAGTAACTGTTGAAGAAAAAGTAGCATCGTCATTTATCGCTGCTGCTAATTCGTTGAGTGTATTCAATGCACCCGGAGCAGAATCTACTAGACTTGCTACCTCAGTATCGACATAAGCCTTGATTGATTGTTGGGTAGCAAGATGTGTTGCTGAGTTAGAAGCCATATTGTCTTCGTCTTTTACTGGAACTACGAAGTCAAGCGTTCCATCTCCGTCTTCATATGTGACACTAATGAATGTCTCAGTGTTACCTGTAACCATTCCACCTACGAAGTCTTCTACTTGCTCTTGAGACAATTGCGTATTGGTGTTAGTAGAACTGAAATCCAGTTTACCGTTTGTGTCATCATAAGTTACAGTAATGTTGGTCTCAGTATTACTGCTTACCATAGCACCTACGATATCTTCAACTTGTTCTGTTGTTAACTGAGTGTTCGTATCTGTGGATGCTATTGTTAGTGTACCACTTGCGTCATCATATGTTTTGCTTATATTTGAACCAGCGACAATTACACCATTAACAAAATCCTCTACTTGCTCTTGAGTTAGTTGCGTATTAGTGTCAGTGCTTACAAAGTTTAGTTTGCCTCCTGTATCGTCATATGTCACTGAGATATTTGTCTCGGTGTTGCTACTTACCATTGCCCCTACTATATCTTGTACTTGTTCTGTTGAGAGTTGCGTATTAGTGTCGGTAGATGCGATTGTAACTGCACCCGCACTTTCAGATATCGATATATTAGAGCCAGCAGTGAATGCAAGTGTCTCACTGTTCGCTAGTGTGTTTCCACCTGCTGTAATGCTTCTAGGTGCGGTTAAGTATGATTGAAGGTCGCTTATCTGAGACTCAGTAATAGATAATGCTGATTGGTGTTGAGTTACACTTCCTTCAGATATCCTTGCATTTGCAAATGTTCCTGAAGTAATTTTACTAGCAGCGAGGCTTGGTATCCTTGCTGTGCCTAACGTACCGCTTGTTATCTTGGAAGCAGCGAGGCTTGGTATGTCACTTGCAGATAGCCCGTCATCTAGGATGTTTATCTCTGCTAGGCTTGCAGTTATTCCCAAGTTTGTTATTGCATTACCTTGTTGTGTAGCAGTTAGTCCCTGACTGTTGGTATCTACTCTAAGCCTATTACCTAATGAAGTAGAAGTGGTAGTTGCAAAGTTAGCGTCATCTCCTAGAGCAGCAGCCAACTCATTCAGTGTATCTAAAGCAGCCGGAGCAGAGGAAATCACTCCTGCCACTTCTGCGTCAACGTATGCTTTTATTGACTGCTGACTGGCTACCTTTGTTGCTGAGTTAGATGCCATATTATCTTCATCTAACAAGTCAGATGAGATTGAGTAGTTGTTAGCACTAGCAGCAATACCGTTTAGTTTCGTGTGGTCAGCATCTGTGAATACGTTTGAGTCTGATGCAGATTCAACTAGAGTCCTAATTTCTGCGGCAGTTTGGTCAGCAGTAGCAGCAGTTTCAATCCCTGCTAGTTTGTCAAACTGGTCATCAGTCATTAAACCATGAGCAGAGGTTGTTGCATCGGGTATCGTTGCTGTTATTGTAGAAGAGTCAGTCTTTGTCAGAGTCAAAGTATTGCCACTGTATGACACTGCATTGATAGGTTGTGTAGTGCTATCAATGATTATTCTCTCGTTTATTCTACTAACAGTTATACTTCCACTGCCTTCAAAGTTTACAGAAGTAAAACTGCCGTCTGTTCCAGTGAGTTTCAATCTCTTTGTGTTATTGACTCCTGTATCCTCCACACTGAATGCATATTGTGTATCGTTTGCATCAAATGAAACTAAATCGACATAACTCTTCACAGCCTTTGCAGATGGGACAGTATCATGGCTACCACTTACAGCAGTGATATCTGTATCTAGAGCAGTTATACCTGCAAGGTCTGCAATAGTAGCAGACGTAGTTAGATAGTTACCAGCCGCTTGTTTTGCATTTAGTTGAGTCTGTATTGCAGATGTTACACCATCCAAGTATCCAATTTCAGCAGCAGATACACCAGTCACACCATCTAGTATGTTTAGTTCTGCGGCTGAAGCAGTCACGCTTAGGTCACTAAGGCTTTCTATCTTGGCATTCAATGCAGTTGTCAATCCTGTGACTTTGCTTTGTGCGATAGCCAACAGTTTGTCATTTGCAATAGAACCAGCAAGTTGTGTATTGCTTATACCACCGGATTTCACCGTGACTGCTCCGCTACTAACGTCAAAGTCAGCACTAGCGAATGATGCAACTCCCTTGTTCGATGCAGTGGCTTCTTCTGCATCTATTGTGAGACTTCCGCCACCATCGTTGTATGTTGTAGTGATTCCCTCTCCATCAACAATCAGAGCATTTACTCTATCATCTACTCTCTCATCTGTATAGTACAGATTTGCTCCTTCTGCTACGTTTGCAGTGGTTAGAGTGATACTTCCACCTAGAGCAACAGTGCTACCATTCACTGTGACAGACGAATTAGCGAGTTTGCTGTTTGCTATACTTCCGGCTAGTTGTGCATTGGTTACTGAGATGTTACTGACATTAGTTGCGAAGTTAGCACCTGCTGTTGCACCAGTTTCTATTCCTGCTAACTTAGTATTCAAGGTAGATGTGAAGTTAACATCTGATTGACTATCGGCAGATAGAACTCCTGTAACTGCATTGATTGTTAGATTGCTACCTACTTTTATTCCACCAAGAGTAGATGCCGAAGCATTGGCAAGATTGAAGTTATTGGCGTTTGCCTCTATCCCATCTAACTTGCTTTTCAATGTGTTTGTGAAGTTGTTCTGTGTTAGACCACCATCACCAACGCTGTATGTTGTATCAGTGACTGTTTCTGTTGCTGATGTTAGATTGGTTATATGACCATTTGAATCCAAGGTTATTGATTGAATGTAGGTTCTGCTTCCTGAGTTGTCAACACTGCTGGCTGCACCGGAAATGGTGGGGTGTGCGGTTAAGAAACCACTGTTAGAATTACTATAATTAGCCAAATCAGTATCTACATTTAGAGTGTCACCACTTAGGCTAATATTCGTTCCTGCCACTAGATTAGTATCATCAGAAATATCCACTTCACCAACAGTAATCTGCTGACCATTCAGAGTTAGATAGTTCCTGCTTCCTGCTAACGTGACATTTGTTGAGTTGTCTGTTCCACTGACATCTACTTGCAGGAGACTCCTAGCAGCAGACGCTGAGAGAGTTTCAACAGAGCCAGCATTGCTACTGCTCCTACCAAGTACAACTCCTGAGTCTACGTTCTGTATCTTGTCAAATGTAACAGCATCATCTGCTATTCTTGCGGTGGCAAACGTGCCACTCGTAATCTTGCTTGTAGCGAGGCTAGGAATACGAGCATCTGCGAATGTTCCACTGGTTATCTTGCTTGTTGCTAAGTTAGGTATGTCTGATGCTGCAAGTTGAGCAAAGACATTTGATAGGTTGATTTTCTTTAGTCCACTGCCAGTATCGTTATACATCAAGAAATCATTTGTCTTGTGTATTCCATTTTCAGTGCTTAGTTCCGTAATGTCTACGTTTATTGTTGCTCCTGAGTTAGACAATCCTGAGCCGAAAGTCAAAGAGGCTTGTTTCCCTGCTAGGTCTGAGACTAGGTTTGTTATCTTGGATTGAGCAACGCTTCCTGCTAGTTTCGCATTAGTTACTGCGCTATCTGCTATTACAGCAGTTCCAACTGCATTGTCTGCCATCAGAGCAGCAGTGATTTGGTCATCCTGTATCATAGCGGTTAGAATAGCATCGTCTGCAATCTTAGCGGAGGTCACAGCATCATTCGCTAGTTTAGCAGTAGTGACATCGGAATCTGCAATCTTACCAGTTGTTACACTTAGGTTTGCTAGTTGTGTAGTGCCTACTGACGCACTTTGTATCTCAGTTGCACCGACTGTATTTGCACCAATCGCAGTAGATAGCGTGACATTTCCTGAACCATCGAAAGAAACAGCACTAGCGGTCACATCGCCTGATAGTGCAAAGTTCCTAGCGTTCGCTAGAGCAGTAGCAGAGGATACAGTTCCAGTTAGATTACCAATGAATGTTCCTGCAACGAATGTCTCAGAGCCAACTGTCCATCTTCCTGCACTCTCATCCCAAACTAATGTCTTGTTAGTTTGACTACCTCTTTCCACCTCTATCCCTGCATCATCAGATGCTGCTGGTGTTCCTGTTTGGTCTGAGTTTAGAGTAATTATTCTATCTCCTATATTGACAGTATTTGAGAGTACAGTAGTGGTAGTACCACTAACAGTCAGGTCGCCACCGATAGATAAATTTCCTACACTGATAGTATCATTTGAATCACCAAGACTAAAAGTTCCTAGATTCACATTATGCAAAGCAGTCTTCACATTGTCTGTATCTGTAACATCTGCATTTGCTTCAATGCCTAGCATCGTCACAACATTGGCAGGACTTATTTCCTCGATGTTTCCAGCACCGGAGGAGTCTCTTCCAAGTATCCGGTTTGTAGCAGATACATTCTGCATCTTGGCGTATGTAATTGCATCATTAGCCACATCTGCTGTTGCGATTGTTCCATCTGCTATCATGGCTGATGTGACTTGTACTTCTTCGACTGTTCCAGTAGATGCCTTCCCTAAGACTCGGTTTGCTGTACCAATGTCTTGTATCTTATCATAGGTTACTGCGTCACTTGCAATCTTAGCAGTCGTCACATTTCCATCTGCAATCTTAGCAGTTGTTACGTTTGAGTCAACGATGCTTGCCGTAACAACAGCACTGGATGCTAACTTAGCCGCAGTCACTGCATCATCTGCTAAATTGCTTGTTCCTAAGTTAGATATCTCACTAGTTAAGGCTAGTGTTCCTGTGCTAGAAGGTAATGTAATAGTAGCAGAACCTTTGGTTAGTGTTCCATCATTGTTGATTCGCATTGTCTCAGAACCACTGTTGATTGCGGAGAACTGTCGAGTTGCTTGCTCGTAAAAGACGAATTGATGTAACCTACTAGTGGAGTTGTTTGCTTCTGCGGTATCGACTTTAACCACTATCAGTGGTATGTCTCCTGTTGCTAGTTCTGCAACTGTGGCTGCACTAGTGGTCGCCTTTCCAGTGACAGCACCATGCCTCCATGCCAATACATTTGATGAATTAACCACTATCAAACCATACCAATCATTAGAGTTAGCAGCAATAGTAGCGACAGTAGTTGTTAGAGTAGCACCACTGACATCTACTAATTTACCATCTCTGAGGACTTTACCTGCTGCAACTTGGAAATGTGTCCTGCTACTGGTAGTTCCTTGAGTCAAACCGAATCCGCTTATTCCTCTGTTCTCACCAGTGGCAGCGTGTAGTGCTTTGATGATTCCTGAGTGTATGTTGTCTGTTCCATCCTTCAGTTGTGTGCTAGATGGATTGGTCGCTAGTGTTGAAATTATACCCGGATTTGTTGTCATTAGTTACCCACCTCTACTCGTATTGTGAACGAAACCGTATCTCCACTGGCTACAACACCAGTATTCGTGAAGGTGACTCGGCTCAATAACGTGCCGTTTCCGTTTGTTGTTCCTGTGACAAAGATGCCTATTTCAGAAGCACCGGAAGGAGGAATCTGCGCTCCTGTGAAATCAACATTGTATATCAGAGTAGAACCCACTACTGTTGGGGTCTGACCAGTCTTCTGAAAGAAGAAGTTGTTCAATCCTGTTTGGCTTGCTGATGTGCTATCCCCACCATCTCCTATGGCAATAACATTGTATTGTCCCGCTATTAGTGTCGCTACTGCATTTGCTCCTTCGTTTACTACTGTCATCTTCAATCCTCACTTGTATAATATCCTATAACCTGTCCTGCTGTTGTCTCAAATCCTAATGTCTCACCAAATCCAAACAGGTCATCGAAGCCCATGTTGGCTGTCTCACCTGTTCCTGTGATTGTGTACTGTACTAATGTAGTCTTTAACGATATAGAGTCGCTTATCGTTTTTCCAGTTGAAACCTGTTGTGAGTTCCTACTGAACAACGTGGAACTTGAGGCACTCTGTTGTGTGCCAATTTCAGATAGTCTTTCTGCTATCGTCTTGTCGAATGTGCCTACTGTCATGGTTAGTGTGGGAGTTAGAACGTTCTCTATCTCAAATATGATGTAGTCATTAGGAGGAATGTCATATTGTGGGAAGTCTAGGAAAACAATGTCTCCTGCTTCTAGTGTTTCAAGTCCTTTCTTCTCAACATTCAATGTTATTTTTCTAGCATCGGATGAGTGGAGTTCTAGAAGTTCAATTGCTTTTACCTTGGCATCTGTAATGCTTCTGATGTTAGCATCAATGAACTTAATGTGAGTTCCAGTGTCATCACTGGAAACACTTGTTTTGATTCTATCACCAATAACAGTGACTTTATTGGCCCTCGCAAAGAGAGAACTATTTTTCTTTACAGAGAAGACTCTATGACTTCGATAAGAAATTCCCTGTTTTCTCAACAAGGGTGCAGAGTTTAAGTCACGAAATACCACTTTTTTGTTATTGACACTAAAATCTAAGTTCTTCTTTCCTGCTAATTTGTTTAACATTTGGAAAGCAGATGCTTGAACAAAATTATCGGTAGAAACGAATGTTTTCTTGTTGAACTTAATTATCTCATCATTAACAAGAGGAACGAACCATAAATCGACATCTGTATCAGTAGTATCTACATCGTTAACAGTGATAGTAGTTCCACTAGTAGAGGAAACAGAACCGATTGGATATCCTTCATGTGTGAATATTATATCACCATCTGCAATATTCTCTACTGTGGCTTTGCAAGTAATGACATTGTTGGAGACAGAACTCACGATGTTTCCAGTGAACTCTGCTTGGGTTTGAACCATATCAACATCGAGACCCGCTTCTTTTATGATACGCTCAATCTCCGTCTCTACCTCTTCACCGATAATCATACTAGTGCCAATGTGACATTTGGATATCTTGTCCAAGTTAGGCTTTCTAGACAACTCTAAGTCTATCACTTCACCAAAGGATACAACACCATTTCCAGTGAGAGTTCCTTCGTATGTCAGTTTGAACTCATCTCTCCTGATGGATGTAGGAATATCTTTACTGGTATTTGATACTGTTATTGTCTTTCTCTCTGAGTTAGTTCCATCTGTGATGAAGCAATCAAACGTATCTCCATCTGAGTATGGTAGATTAGCGAATGACTGTGCTACCGAAGAAGGGACTATTCTCTGAGTTCCACTAGGGGCTGTATCTAAGTTCATTAGAACATATGCACTGAATACTCCCTCATTGATGTAGTTCTTAGCATGGATTGTCTCTCCTATCGCTCCCGTTAGGAAGTTAGATGATGTCTCACTGTAATCTAATCCAGTGGAATGAAGTCTGTTCAAAACTATCTCCTTTGGTGTGTTCTTGAATGTCGTTTCTGCTAGTCTCATTATTCGGTATCGTGGCCCTAAGCCTATTCTGAAACTGCCTGATGTTTCTTCAGTTGGTAAATTTGTATCAACTGTAATTGTATGAACTACTGAAGTAGCATTACTCTGTGTTTGATTTGTTGTGTGACTGAGTATCTTAGCAAGGTAGCCTATGTTTCCTCCTGATGACTGTAAGAAAGCATTAGGATGAATGCTACTGTATGCTGAATTTAATCCGCTTATACTACCAAGATTAATGTCAGAAGTTTCCTCCTGTTGCCTTTCTGCAACTAGATAGTAACCAGTTAGATTGGGAACGAAGTTCAGCCAAGCGTGGTCAGATTGATTTGTGTTGCTTGTTGTGTTTAGTGTTATAGTGATAATCTTGTTAGTTGCTCCTGAGTCTATTGATACAGCAGTTGAACTCACATCCAAGACGGGTTTTATCATCATCTGCGCTCTGTATAATCCACCAGTATTACTTGCATGAGTAGTAGTCATGGCTTTGTGGTGTGTGAATGTATCTGTTGTAAGTGCATCTCCTTCCTTGTCAGACAGGAAGTATTGCGCCCCTGCATCAACAAAATTCTCATTGCTAATGAACTGTGATACTCCGGCTCTAGCATGAGTGCCTGATAATGCGAAGGCTTTCTGATTCGTATTGTCCTTGAAAATCATGGTGTTAGGAGAATGCTGGTCTAGGTCAGTACCAGCACTGTATGAACCAAACGCAGTAACTTCATCATTAGACCCTAACAAAGCACTGGTTTGAAACATGTCTTCGGGAATACTTGGCCCTTCCTTGCTGACATGCCTTATGTTTCTGAAAACACCTATGCAGTTGTCATACACATGGTCATCTCCCTCCAACCCATAACGCTGAAGTTCATCACCTGCTGATGCATTCATATCCCCATGAACTAGCCCCGCAATAACCCTTGATGAGTTCATGTAGACTCTTGATGTTGGAGCAGTAATACCGTTGGCGGTATGCCACATAGTAGGTCTGTGATACGGGCTTTGACCACAGACATCTGAATTGACACTACCGATGTTGCCACTTGTTCTACTCTCAAATGGTAATGGTAGGAAGATGCTAGGAGGATTGAACTCATCTCCTCCCGAATCCTCAAGCAAGGCATACTCAAATACGCTACCTTCGGTGCTTAGGTTTGGTCGGGCTAAATACACACTAGTAAAGTCAATTCTAGGCACATCTACTGTGTTGCCACCGACAGAGGTGGTGTGTGTCTTTTGGAATCCCTCATCATCGAACTTACCTATTTTCATTGACATTGGTTGGTAGTCCCTTATCAGATAGCATGTGGTGTTCAGGTCTGCTG